GCTCAGAAGCGGTGGAACGATGCCAACGCTGGGACCATGCACGGCGGGTTCAAGTACATCGACTACAACGGCTTCCCCCTCCTCTTCGAGGACGACTGTCCCAAGCAGTACCTGTTCTTCCTGGACATTGACTCATTCCTGTGGGTCAATCTCAACGGGCAGGACTTCCGGTGGATGAACCGCGATGGTGCCATCCTCCGCAAGGTCGAGAACCCGGACACGGACGCATACAAGGCCACACTCTACAAGTACAGTGACCTTGGGTGCTACCGGCGGAAGACGCAGGGCTGCATCTACAACCTGGCCGACGACATTCCGTAGGCCCCCACTGATCGGGAGACCATGACCAGGATACCTGCACTCAAGCGTTTCTACACCAACCGAACAGGCTTCGTGGAGCTTGAGGATGATGTTCTGGGAGTGGTCTCCCGAATCAGGGAGATTTCGGATGGCCGCATCACTGTGGAATTGGACGACGATACTGGGGTCTACCACCTCGTGGAGCACTGCGAGGATACGACTGACCGCCTCGTCTTTTCCACAGCCCAGCTCGACGGTAGGGTTGTGGAGAGGCTGTTGCTGGCTGATTCCCAGCGCCGGGGTCACCAAGATCCCTACGATGCCGCTGAGCGTGAGCAGGACGCCATTTGGGCACAGCAGGAGTACGAGGGGCTTGAAAAGGTCAAGGAGGTGGGCGAGGAGCTCGTGTACCATCTCCGTCGAGCCGGTAGGGCCCCGTACATGCCAGTACCCGTAGCGATCCCGAAGGACGTAAATGCCGACCCCTAGTGGACAATACCAGCTTCAGGACTACATCGCTGAGCTGCAGGTACGTGGCTTCGACGGGTTCTCTGCGGCGGATCTGACAAGCTACGTCAATCGCGGCTACTTCCATGTGGCTCGACGTAGCCAGTGGATGTGGGAGTCTACCACAGACCCCTTCACTCTCACACCCGGCCAATACAATCTCCCTCTGTGGCCTGCAGGCGGCGGTGAACTACCGTTCGTAAGGTCCATCGACAAGATCGTGGTGACTACACCAGGTCAGACGCGTAAGCTCAAGGTCCTGAGCGACGATCAGTTCTACCCGTACCTAGGCATGGACTTGACGCTCTCCCAATTCCGTGGGGAACCTTGGGCTTACTACGTCTGGAATCAGGCGCTCTACATCATCGACCCGCCCGTCAGTAGCCGCAGCTTCCTCGCCTACTACAAGCGGCGTATGTCACCGCTCGTCAATCCGACAGACGTTCCCCTCACTCCCCAGCATATGGATGAGGCCAACCTTCTCGCAGCACTGATCCGCTGTCACCGGCGGGCTAACGAGCCAAGCCTCGCAGCATCAGCCGAAGCGGACCTCGAAGAGTTCTTCGACGACGCCAGAGATGACGAGGAGATGATGATGGGCGAGCAGCTCGACCGTGTGTCGCCCGATAACTCATGGCTATAAGTCCACGCGATATCCCCATCACGCGCGATCAGGTCGCCTCCTGGTTGGAGGACTGGCCAGCGTACAAGCAGGACAATCCCGATCACTCGATTCAGGACTTCATCGAGGCCAAGGTGGACGAATTAGACCTCATCGACCCCAACGTGGATACCTCACAGATGGAGATGTGGGACGACCAAACCCACGTGGCGGATATGATCGTCGCCGACCTACCGAGTTATGGCTACACGGGCAATTCCTGACGTACAGCCGACTACCATCCAGACTCAGGGGTGGAATGGCGGAGTAAATATCCGCGATGCGGTAGCGCAGCTCGCGCCGAACGAGATGAAGTCCTCTGAGAATGGTACGCTGGACGAGGGTGGTGGATGGTCGAAGCGGTTAGGATGTATCTCCAATGGGACATTTGGCTCTTCTGGAGACCGCATCCTCAGCATGTATACCTTCTATCGAGGCTCTACGACAGCGCCTCAGGTGCTTATTCACACCACCGCGGGAGCGTTGCTATACACCAACGACGCCTCAGCCAATCCTGTGGTATGGACCAGCATCGCTACTGGTCTATCGACGACGGCACGGTTCTCGTTCGAGACCTTCAACTCCAAGGTCTACATGTCCAACGGCGTGGATGCGTACTGCTCATGGACAGGTTCGGCATACGCCACGTACCCGACTGCTCCCAAGGGCAAGTATCTGCGGCTGTTCAAGGATACCATGTTCGCAGCAGGTGTACCTGGGCTTGATGATCGGGTTTATGAGTCGGCTCCTGGTGATGCTGAGACGTGGCCTGTAGCGAACTGGGTGGATATCACCCATGGTGACGGAGACTTCGTCACTGCCTTGGGTACAGACGGACTCGTCTTGATCGTGGGCAAACGAAGCCGCCTATCAACCATCTACGACGCGGTAACTCTCGCTAACCGTGTTGTAGACTTCGAGAAGGGCTGTGAGTCCCACTTCTCGATGGTGTCCTTCGAGGGTGATATCTACTACCTCTCGCGGCGAGGTATTGCCAAGTTTGACAACTCTGGCCCAGCCATCGTTATCTCCATGAAGTTGGACCCGTTGTTCACTATGGCCATCCTTAACATCTCCGCGCTCAACAACGTTACCGCCTACGTCTATCAGAACCAGGTGGGTTGGGCGTTGCCTGAGGTGGGCTCAACTATCCCAACCATCCAGATCGAGTACTACCCACGCTTGGCGCCGATCACTCAGTTCGGCTCGCGCCTCATTGGTCCCTGGGTGTTTCACCGTATGCCAGCAGGGATCTTCACTCGCGTCAGGTCAGGCTCGACAGAATACCTGTACGGCGCGCATACGACCGCGAACAAGTTCCTCTATCTCTTCGCACCGGCAGGGACAGACGATGGAGTGACCTTCGCGGCAAATATGGAGACAGCCCCACTTGATTTCGGTGTACCACAACGCACGAAGTATATCCGACGTATCCGTTTCCTCGGCCGCGGTAAGTTCACGGTCCAGCTCAGGCGCGAGTTCCAAACTTCGCTCTACAAGACCGAGCCGATTGATATGACCTCCGGCACGGATCTGTGGGCACTCACTGACTTGTGGGGTGTAGGTACGTGGGGACCTGATTCACTGCTTAAAGAGGCAGTTTGGAACTCTGATGCTTACGGACGTCGGTTCCAAATGAAGTTCTCGGACCAGTTTACGGACTATGGACACAAGATCATTGAGGTTGGCTCTCACGAAGCCTCAGTCAACGCGGGTGAGTGGGCAGTTTACGTGGCTGTACTCGAGGGCGACATACTGGGGCTGAGGGATTGACCACCTACGCGGTCGTCAACGCGGGTAACCTTATTGCTGGGCAGCCTGAGGACGTCTCTGTGGTCGTTGCCAACTTCCACGCGCTCGAGGGCGTCATCAATGGCAACCTCGACAACGGCAATATCGCCCCTGCCGCAGGCATTCAAGCCTCCAAGCTTGCTGGTTACCCGGGTACCAACACCCTATTTCTGTCAGGAGACGGCTCATGGACTGCGGCGACGGGCCCACCCGGCCCACCTGGGGGGTCACTGCGTTGGCTGGGAGCGTGGAACGCATCGACAGCCTATGCTATCGACGACGCGGTCAACTACAACGGCTCGTCATACCGCCGAAACACCAACGGTACGTCGGCTGGGACTCCCCCAAGCGACACCACGAACTGGACGCTGATCGCCTCAGCAGGCGCTACTGGTCCACAAGGACCAGCCGGTGCGACGGGTTCGCCGGGTGCTACAGGAGCAACAGGTAACACGGGTGCTACTGGCGCTACAGGTGCCACTGGCGCACAAGGACCTCAAGGTAATGCTGGCCCTCAAGGACCAACAGGCCTCACAGGTGCTACTGGAGCAACTGGTCCAGCGGGTGTGATGGCCGTTTACGAGCAGCCAAACGAGCCTATCGGCGCTCCAGTCGGTGCTCTTTGGATTGACACCGATGACGTGCCTGCCGTCGCTGTCAGCCCGGCTGCGCCGGTACCGTACTCTACGCTTTCAGGACAGATGACAGGACCATGAGTTTTACTGTTTCACCACCGAGGGCAATTCGCGTCAAGACGAGTTCTGGCTGGCAGGACCTGGTCATTCAGGGCCCGCCCGGGAACCCGATCATGATGAAAGGCATCGTGGCTACCACCGCTGCACTGCCTTCAACGGGCAACCATCAGGGCGATGCCTACATGGTCAGTTCTAACGACTCGCTCCATGTGTGGGATGGGTCTTCTTGGATTGATGGTGGTTCAATTCAGGGACCCATAGGAGCGACTGGCCCTACCGGGTCGACTGGCCCAACTGGGGCAACAGGCGCTCAGGGGATTCAAGGCATCCAGGGAATCCAGGGGCCAATTGGAAACACTGGTGCTACTGGATCGACAGGACCAACGGGCTCAACAGGTGCTCCAGGACTGACATGGCAGGGTGCTTGGAACTCCGCCACCGCCTATGTGGTCAACGATGCCGTCACCTATAACGGCTCAAGTTACCGTCGTAAGGTAGCAGGCACGACTGCGACTAACCCAGGCGCTGATACCACCAACTGGGAATTGCTCGCCTCTGTGGGTTCTCAGGGACCGACAGGCGCTACTGGGTCAACTGGTGCGACAGGTTCTACTGGACCCACCGGCTCGACGGGACCACAAGGGCCTGCAGGCACACTGCCTAGCATCAGTGGTACCCGAGTCTGGCGCTCGACGACGCAGAACATCGCCGCGAGCACAGCAACTGCCGTCTCGTTCGACAACGCCCGCTACGACACCGAGACACTGTGGGCATTGGCGACCAACCCGACTCGGCTGACAATCAAGACAGCAGGGCTGTACGAGATCTCTGGCCATATCACGTTCGCCGCATCGACTTCGGGTACCACTCGCGTAGCACGGATCATGCTCAACGGTACGACACTACTCGCCGAGAACGGTATGATTGGTGCTACACTTGCGGCAGTTGCCGTGCAGGTAAACGTCTCGACGGTCGTGCAGCTTGCGGTTGGTGACTACATCGAGCTGTACGTCTTCACCACCCACGCGACGGGTAACCTCGCGATTGGCCCATCAACCTCGACGACCAACCGTTGGGGTGCTGATCTTGCTATCGCTCTTGCTGGCGGCCCGCAAGGACCTCAGGGACCGACTGGAGCTACAGGGCCACCAGGAACAGGCGGACTGCCCGCTGACACTGTGGTCGCTGGACCGACGCGGATCATCTCCAACAAACTTGCTGCTGGCGATACTCAGCCCGCTTGGCAGGTGCTAGGTAGTGGTGCCTATCTTTGGGGTCCTGGAGGCACGACCGCGCAAGATGTGGTCATGGAGCGTGGCGGTACGAAGCAGCTCAACCTCGGTCGAGCATCCTTGCCGTCGTGCCTGGTCATCACCGCCGACAGTACGTTGTGGCCGCTTGTGATCTACGACGCCGCCGCAACCGGCTACCCAGTGTTCCATACGGCTATTGGTGGTGCGCTCAACTGGACTGGCGGCACGAGCGCAACCGATGATACCAACCTGTACCGCAATGGCGTTGCGAGCCTGCGGACTGACGGCACGTTCACCGCGGGTGGCTCGTTCTACTCATACCAAGGCGGTAGCAACCAGACCGCCTTCTACGCCACGAACTTAGCCAATCCCGGCTACTTCGCTGCGATCCGGATGGCTGCAGACTCCTCTTGGCGGTTGCTGATCGGCTCAGACGGGAAGCTCCAATGGGGTGACGGCACCACGATAGACGTGAACCTGTACCGCGTCAGCGCCAACAGCCTTCAGACCGATCAGAACCTCTACGTCGTCGGTGACTTCGACTGTGGCACTGGACGGCTTGGGAAGGTTTGTAAATATCCTCCAAGTAGCGATTGGAACAACGCGCTCGACAACGGTTGGTGGATGGGTGCCTCATACGCGAACGCGCCTGCCGCTCTTACCAACTGGGTGATGGGTGAGGTGATCGCTCACGGAGCAGCTGGGTACCGTGTCCAGCGCGTCTGGGACTTCACAGCCCCACCTGGGTCTCAGGTCTACGAGCGGAGGCAGCAGGGTGGATCGTGGACAAGCTGGGTCAAGTCGGGGTTCTACAACCCAGGTGGAAGCGCGACCATACTCCAGACCGAGCTCAATGTCTACATCATGGACAACTACCTCGGAATGTACCACGCGGGCGACGCTAACCCGAAGTTCTACATCGCTCCCGATGGCGGTCAAAACTGGGGACCGGGTGGCTCGACAGCGACCGACACGAACCTGTACCGCAAGGCCGCAAGTACGCTCAGGACCGACGTTAACCTGGAGGTTGGTGGGTCAGCTGTGGTCGGCTCTACACTGTTTGGTAATGCGCCAGTCGTCGCCGACTACAATACCGCGAACCAGGTAGCGATTGGGTGGGATGAGGTGGCGAGTGCCAACGGCCCGGCGATTTCGTTCGGTGGACCATCCTATGACACCATGCTCAAACGCACGGCGGCTAACGTCCTTAGGTCGCCTGGTTCGATCATCGCGGATGCACAAGCCCCTGCAACGACGCTACCCGCATCGCCTGTCGAGGGTCAAGAAGCGATCTTGGTGGATAACGTCACCACACCGACATATGTGTGGCGCTTTCGGTGGGTCTCCGCAGCCTCCAAATGGTTCTTCATTGGCGGCAGTCCACTTGCGAACGAGAACAGCGGAACAAACACGCTCACCAACCAGGCATCATATGTGGCGCTCTCAGTCACCCCGACGATCACACTACCACGAGCTGGGCGGTATGACTTCACCTTCGGAGTGGGACAGCATCCGTGCGGTAGCCAAAACATCGCCGTTGCTATCCGCAGTCCGAACATTACACCCGCTGATGCCGACTGCGTACTGGGGAACCAGTCTACGGGCGCATATGTCTCGACGTGCCGCTCGATCTACAACCGCGTCGGCGCTGCAGGCGATGTGGTGACGCTCTACTACAAAGGTGCCTCTGCAAACGGCTGGAACCTGGGGATCATGCACCTACATGCCATCCCAATCTACGTGACTTAATGCCTAGTACACCCACACTCGCGCTGCCTTACCCGAACGAGACGGACACCGCGGACGTCCCGAAGGACTTTAAGTCGCTCGCGACACAGATCGAGACCAAGCTTGGCGCCAATAGTGGCTTTGCCTCGCTTGACTCGTCGGGTAAGTTGCTCTCCAGTCAACTACCCGCTGGCGGTACTACCGCAGCTGTGGTCGCTACGACAGTCGCCGGCCTTGGTACGGCATCGTCCGGTAAGATTGGCCTCATTCGTGCCGGCTCGTCACCGTACGAGATGATCGGCCTGACCTACGACTCAACTAAGGCGAAGTGGGTTAGTCCTGAACTCGTGTTTAGCTCTCCTGGCGCGTCGGGTACAGTTAACGCAAATACCGATAGCTTGGTCCTTTGGGCTATCATCGACGGTTGGGATTCGATCAAGGCAGCCGGCCTAACCATGGAGGCTAGGCTCTCGTTCTTCATGAATGCCAACGTAACCACCAATAATGGTTACGATCTTGGTGTCTTGTCGCAGGCAATCACGGCAGGTTATCCGACAGCCATCGGTAGCTTTACAAACTTGGCATCCGTACGTACACTGCCCACAGCTTCGAATCGCGGCTACGACTTGGGCTGGATCGCGGCTAACCCAGCTTCCAACAATCGTGCCATCTTCGCCATGAACGTGAACTCGTCCTCGTCCGGCAACTCTTGCCAGTACTACTTCCCCTGCTTGAGAGTGAGGTTCGTCGGGTAATGGGAGCTTACAACGTAATCAGTCCTTCGGCGATGGCAGCGGGTCAACCCGAGGACATCTCTGTGGTATTGGCGAACCTCCAGGCCATTGCCACAGTGCTCAACGGTGGGATCGACAACTCCAACATCAACGTGGCTGCTGGTATCGTCGCATCCAAGCTCAACGGATACCCAGCCGATAGCTCGAAGGTTCTACTCGGTGATGGCACATGGTCGACTCTCGTCACTGGCCCTGGTGCTCCCGTCACAGCACTGCCTGGCTCACCTACGGATAAGATGCAGGTCATCTTCACCGACAGCGTAACTACGCCTACATACTGGTGGCTCATGCAGTACTCATCGACACTGGGCTACTGGATCAACCTTGGCGGTAATGGTTGGCTTCAAGCCGTAGGTAGTGGCTCGTATCCGTCGGTTACTGTTCCGCGTGCGGGCGACTATATGTGCCAAATAGGTGGCCGTGCTCTTGCTATCGGTGCGACGCTAGGCCAGACTGTGGACATGGCGATTACCGCGGGTGGCACCACACTCAATGCCTACGCTGGACAGGGTAGCGGTCAGAACAACTCCGACTACTCCTCGTGCTACGACTCAGGTAGGATGAACGGTTTGACCACGAGTCAGGTACTTACCCCGTCCGGCACCAACGTACCTACTGGCGCCTACATTCGCATCCAACCTGTGAAGATGGTCTAGTGGCAACTCAGTTCCCCATGCAGGCACGGCGTGGTGACCCTGAGAATGGGTACATGACCGTGCAGCAGATGGTGCTATTTCTCAGGGACCAATTCGACAAGTTCACCGCGCTCTTCCAGACAGGTACTGCGACCGTCCCAGCGACAACCACCTCCACTGTGGTCACGCTGAATGCCCCAATGGCGTCCTACGGGTTGTCAGTGACACCGCTTGCTGATCCCGGTGGTCGATGGTGGGTCTCTGCCAAGAGTGCTACGGGGTTCACAATCAACCTACAGACAGCTGCTCCGGTAGGCGGTATATCGTTCAACTGGGTAGCAAAAGGCTTCTAAGGAGGTTCTATGAGCACAATGATTCCTGAGCTTCCGACCGCCGACCCGGCGCCTCAGCTGCCCGCTGCATCGTTGGTCCAGTCCAACCCAGCGCTTCAGCTCTCACGCAACCCGATGCTTCCGCAGTCGCCCCTGGGGGCGTACACGGATTCTCAGTATCTGGCGGACAACGCTGCTCTGAGGTCTAACATCGCCAAGCAGTACGCCGACGTGCTGAAGCAGCTGGGCTACGTCGATCCTGACACGGGTCAGTTTATCATGGGGTCCGTCGAATCGGAGGCTCAGCGACAACAAGCCGACCTGAATCGCTCCATCGGTCTCGCAGACGAGCAGACAACTCAGCAGCATCAAGGGTTGGGTACGCTATTCTCTGGTCTTAGAGGAACCGATCAGGCTCGTGCGGAATACCCGTTCATCAACTCACTCAGTCAACTCGCGACTCAAACGCCTCTCACCCTGTCTGACCTCTACGAGCAGGGTGCTGGCCTGATGGACCAGTACAATGTCCAGAACAACCAGCTCCTCGCGAGCGCCGCTGGCAGGGCAGCTCAGGCTATCACTCAATCTCCTCCTGATGTTACACCTCCGCCTGCGACACCTCCTCCGCCGGCTGCCGCTGCTCCTATAGGCGGGGTGCAGGCAAGGTCAGGAGGGCCCGTCGTAGATGCCAGTGGCGGCTACTACGATCCACAGCGCAGCATCTACGTTACGGCTGGCGGGCAAACGCCCAAGGTACCAGCTCAACCGCGCACGCTAATCAATCCGCCCGAATCTCAACTTGTCCACCCAGTAGCGCCAGGCAGGGTTCAGATCATTAATGGTCGTACCGTGGTGAGGTAATGGCTGATACAGCACCCACAGGCGAAGCCAAGAACGATCCGCCGTTCACCAACCCGGCTGGTGCCACTACGTCGTCCAAGACTGCGACGCCCGGTATCACTACCATCAGGACGCCGCAGCAGATCAACGACATAGCCACGAGCGATGTTAACTCCTCCATCGCGGCTCAGACGGCACCGATGCAGGCCCAGATCGACACCCTGGGTAGTGACCAAACGGCGGCCGCTGCTGCCATCAAGAATATGTTTGGCTCGCTCTTGCCGGCGGTTTCGACGGGCGCCGCTAACGTCAAGAGTGCCTACGACGAGGCGGAGGTCAACCAGAACGCCATCTTCGCCGCAGCGCAGGCACAACTCAGCCAGCTCAAGCAAACGCAGGCCCAGCGCGCTCAGGCACTCGCACAGGAAATGGGAGGACCTGTGGCATTGTCCGAGTTCACCGCGGGACTCGGGGAACAGCAGTCGTTGCTGTCTAACCTCGGTGCGGGTCAGATGCTCCACACGTTAGGATACGCGCAAGCGGGCGAGCAGCAGGCTCAAGCATTTGCTGGGCAGGTCTTCCCGGTCATGCAGACCGAGCAACAGGCTCAGTCGAAAAAGTACTACGATGACCAGGTCAAGACCCTCAATGACCAAATCACTCAGCTCAAGGCCACCGCAGGCGATAAGATCACCGCGGAGAAGAACGACCTCATCGGTCAAGAGCGGGCCTACGCACTCCAAAAGACGCAGCAGAAGCTCGATGCGGTTAAGGCCCAGCGTGACTGGCTCGCGACCAAGCGGACGTTGGCCAACGACGACAAGCGTGTGGCGCTTGCGCAAAAGCAGGCCGCGCTTCAGGAGTCAGGCGTCACAGGTACCTACAAGGGTAAGCCCACGCAGCAGGCTAAGGCGCTCACGGTTCAGGAGAAGAACCAGGCACACCAATTAGGCTTGAGTGATAAGGAGTATGCGCTTCGGAAGCAGCAACTCGCGACCAGCACTAGGATCGCTCAGCAGAAGATTGCGGTATCCCGTAAGAATAGCTGGGCACAGCTCCTCGATAATGCTACGAATCCACAGGTCGGCAAGACTGTCAAGCAGACTACGACCGTTTCAGTGCCCGCACCTGCCGCACTATCGGGCAAGGTCAAAGATGCTTACAAAGATCCATCATCGCCGACTGGATACTCGCGTCTCGTCACCACTTACTCAACACCACAAACTTCGCCGATCACCAACCCGAACGATCTGGTGGATTACTTGGTCGCCAATCAGATGCCGCAGGGGCAAGCCGTCAAGATGGTCAAGGCACGCTTTGGGGCAACGCTCAAGAACTGGTCTTACAAGCACGAGGGTGTATGGCCGCCTAAGGCTAAGATCCCGAATCCGACGGGCGCAGTCCCCGCACCAGCTCGAGCGGGTTCGAAGCTTGGTCCGACGGCACCAGGCAAGACGAAGGTTGGTGGTGGTAGGTGAGTTTCACTCTAGGCGGCCAACCGCTTGGGGGTGGGATTGCAAGTCTGCCCCGCCTGGGTCAGGGCGTTAGAGGTGGACTGGGTGCACTGCCCAACGCGCCGGGTACGCAGGGCCTAGGTATTCCTCAGATCCCTCAGGGTCTGCCTCGGCTTGGTGCTGGGCCTGCCGTTCAACAGCCTCAAATCCCGTCAGCGCCACCGCTACCGTCTCTCGGTGGGGGCACTCGCGAGAACCGAGTTCAGCAACTGATGGAGTTGGTGCGCCAGGGTAGGATCACACCACAACGGGCCGTGGCTCCACTCAATTACCTGCTCGATTCGGATATGCGTAAGAGTCTGGCCACTCACCTTCTCCTAGATATGCAGTCAGGACATGATCGCACTAAGGAACTGACGGCACTTGGGATGGCCAACAAGGTAGCAGCAGGCGGGAAGTCGACTGGTGGCGCTCTCGGTGGCGCTCTCGGTGTACCGACTCACGTCGTCGAGAACCTTGGTAGCGATATCAAGAATACCGTCACAGGCATGATCCCCGGTATTGGCATGGCTGCTGCTTCGATAGGCAAGGACATTGCAGCCAACACCAAGTATAGTCTCGGGCTAAAGGGCGGACGCGCTGGTGGCCAGCAGACGATGAAGAACATCATCGACCCACTACTCAAGAGCTACGCACAAACCTATGGTCCCGCGTTCCACGGCGACTTTGCAGAGACGGGGCGAAGACTTGAGGCTCATCCACTTCAGCCTATTCTTGATGCTCTCACGGTTGCTAGCGCAGGTATTGGCGGCGCTGCTCGCGGTGCTGCTGCTCTCGATGCCGTTAGAGCTGGGCGCGTCGCTGACGTGGCGGGTGAAGCAGGTAACGCGGTCGATGTGGGAGGGCGCTTCACGGTTCGTCAATCGAGGCAGCCAATGGGTGGCTTGGGTGATACGCCGCATCCAGTCACTGGCGAGCCGCTAAGAGCCTATACGAAGCCACCGCCGAGCGAGTTCATGACTAACCAGGACGCCTTCCACCCGCGTGGGTTCTACAATACCGAGACCAAGCAAGTTATTGCTGGGCCAATTGGAGCATCCCACGATGACATCCTCCGCAGCATGGCGGCGAACGGCAAACCTATTCCACAGGACATTGCTAGCGGCTTCAATCCGACAGGTGCGTGGAAGCCGTACACCGCTGCCATCAACCCAGACACTGGCCGAATCACCAACGTCAATCTCTGGGAAGATCTTCGTGGCGCTGGGGGTCTTGAGAAGGGTGGACTTTCGAAGGCAGATGAGACTGCGCTCAAGATGAAGGTCAATAAGCAGTACTACACCCCAGACCAGATCGCGGACAATCCTTTGTACTCAGTCCATGACGCCAACGGGAATGCAATCCGAGTTAACCTCCCGAGTCAAGAGGCTGCCGTTCACACTGCTCAGAGCCTCATCTCGCCATGGTCAGGTAAGCCACTGACCGCGTTCGCCAAGGGCGGAGGTTCGAGAGGACAACTGTGGTCACGCGCGATGGAAGCCAAGGGCACGACCTACGCCGACGAAGAGAACGCCATCATTAAGGAGCTTGAGCCTATCCTCGCGGATACGAAATACTCCACCCAACCTCGCGGTGTAGGTGGTGCTCTTAGTGATGTGAAACAGGCTTTCAAGGAAGCGCCCGCTCGTATCAAGGAGGATATCAAGGCTACGCGCGCCAAGGCAGTAGCGAAGGCCGCGACACGCGGTCAGGAGGAAGCCGCGCACTTCGGCCCTACAATGGCTAGAGCTACGGGTGCTGGCGGGGCAGCCCTTCGCGAGTTCTCTGATGGTGTTCGCGCTGGAGCCATCTACATGCATCCTGCTTATATCCCGAACAACTGGGCTGGCAATGCCTTCATGAGTGCCGCCCATCAGGGCGTGCTTGCTCCGGTCAACCTTGCTAAGGCCGCGATGATCGACAAGTACATCGGTGAGCGCTACGTAGTTGGGATGGATAAGGTGATGGGCGAGACACCGATGCAGGCGTTGGGTACTGGCGGTCGTAGTTCAGGGTACGTCAATGCCATCACAGGCCCGCTCGCAAGGTTTATGGGGCGTGCTGCTGATGTACCATTCCGTCGAGCTGCCTTTATCCATGAGGCTCGTCGGTTGGGCTACAGCAAGATGGGAGATATTCAGAACCTTTTCGACAGAGCTCAACAGGGAGATAGGGCTGCGCTTCAGGATATCGCTACTGCTGGCCGCAAGGCACAAGAAGAGATCGTCAAGTTTGGCCACATGAACGCTCAAGAGCGCGCCATCATTAGCCGCATGATCTTCGTGTACTCGTGGATGAAGGGTGCTGGCCGCTATGGTGCTCGCTTCCCATTGCAGCATCCGATCCAGTCTGGCATCTTCAGCAACCTGGGTCAGCAGGTCGGTATGCCCTATGTCAACCGAGTCATGGGCGGAATGCCGTCGTTCATGGCAGGCTCAATCCCAGTCGGTCACGATAGCAAGGGCAACCCCATCATGATTAACCCCTTCTCGCTCAACCCATTGGGTACTGCGTTGCAGGCAGGAGAGGCCATCCCCGGTACGCTTGCAGCACTCAAGGGCGGTGGCGCCTTCAACAGGTTTGCCCAGACCGACATTGCCTCCATGACTAACCCGCTGATTCAGAACTACCTCAATGCTCGCTCGGGTGGCAAGGGCATCGTCGAGTCCATGAAGCAGGTCATCGCACCGCTTCGGTTGTACCACGACCTACGCCATCCGGGTAGTGGATCGATCTACCCGACATCTCGTAGTGAGGCTCTTGGTCACTATATCGTTGGCGCTATGTATCCGCGCGAGGCAGACCAAGTAGCGGTCACGAAGGCTCTCGAACGCGAGGGTCAGAGCAATCCCATCGCTCGCATCCCGACGGATATGAAGACCTTCAAGCAGCTGACGGGTGAAGACATACCACAGGAATTGGTCACTCCGTACAAGCATGACCTTGCGGAGATCTCGCGGGAGAAGAGCTTCAAGGATGATTACGCCTCATCACATGGTCAGTCAGGCTTCCGCAATCTCCCGCCAGCGAATAAGGTGGATGCAGCCTTGAAGTATCTCGCCAAGGGCTTCGTGTCGCCGCAGGATCTCCAGCAGTTGAAGGACGGGGCAAGCCAACTCAAGAGTGACGCGGACCTCAACTCCTACGCTAACTCCCTCTGGTCGATGACCGGCTCAGGTCAGTACAAGTCGCTGTGGGATCAGATGATGCGCGATGCTCGTGGCCGTCGCGTTTCGAGGATGCGGCAGTAATGGCAGCACCCGGTCTCGGCAACTGGACGAACATGCTCGCTGGTGAGATTGGCGTGCCGATGAGTCCCGGCCTCAATACCTTCATGAACCTGTGGACACGCGCGGAGGGTGGCGGGGCGACCAACAATCCGTTCAACACCACGCAGCCGGGGTTCGGAGCGACGGGAGACTACAACAGCGTCGGCGTCAAGAACTACGCTGATCCAGGTATGGGTATCAAGGCAACTGCAGCGACTTTGAAGAATGGCCGCTACGGTAATATCTTGGCGGCCATGAGGACAGGCGATCCCCACGCGATGGCTCAGGCTCTCGCCGCCTCGCCATGGGGGACTGGCGCGCTTGTTCTCAAAATGCTAGGCGGTGGTGGCGGTGCGATGTCCCCTCCCCCCAGCACCCCTACGTCCGGGTCGGCCGCGATCCAGACGACGCCACCGCCTGGCACATCATTCTCGCTCACAGGCAAGCGGCCACCTAGTATGTCACAGATCCTAGCGCAAGCCGCGCCATCGAGTGAGATGGTCAACTTGCTTAGCCAAATCTCGCCCATGGCAGGTCGTGCCGCAAAGGCTGCACAAGCCCCAATCCCGCTACCACAGCTTCCAAACAAAGTTACTCCGCAAGCTATGGTGGGCGTCAATCCCACGAACAAGAGCCACGTTGCGGCGGTAAACTTGGTCAAGCAGTATCTGGGTACGCCGTACGTCTGGGGTGGATCTCACCCAGGCGGCTTCGATTGCTCAGGTCTCGTCCAGTACACCCTCGGTAAGGAGGGCATCTCGGTCCCAAGAACGACCTTCGAGCAATTCCAGACAGGCCAACCTGTGGGCAAGAAGAATCTCAAGCCCGGCGATGCGGTGTTCTTTGAGCCTTCGTTCAAGGGACCACAGCACGAGGGCATGTATATCGGCAATGGTCAGTTCATCGAAGCCCCGCACACGGGTGCAGTCGTGCGGATCTCAAACCTCGCTGGTAGGACAGACTACGTAGGGGCAAGGAGGTTCTCGTGAGCCAGATCGAGCAAGCGGGGCAGATGCCCCAGATCCCCATTCCACAGACGGCGGATCAAGCCCAAGGCGAACAGCCTGACCCCCAGCAGTTGATGATGGCCATTGCCGGCAACGTTCACGGGGGAGCTGCTCCGATGCGACCGGGAGGGTCCATCGAGCAACAATATCCGGGCCTACGCGCGATGAGTCGCGTAGATTGGAGGCAAGTCAACCCGCGTCTTCTTACCGCGTTAGACAAGGAGGCGCAAAAGAGGGGGGTTGCCATTGTCTTGCAGTCTGGCTACCGGAATCACCAAGAGAATGACCTGATGAACGGCCATCCCACGTCCGCGCACAAGCGTGGAGTCGCTGTGGACGCCTTCATCGCTGGTCATCCGCTCGGTGAAGTCGTAGGCCCGGATGAACTTTCCAAGATGGGTCTCACTGTGGGAGGACCCAACGGAGATCCTGCTCACGTTGAGCTCACAGGTATCCCGCTTAAGAAGCGGACCATGCCGAAGCAGTCTACGCCTGGTGCTGCTAGCAGTTGATCTCCATGTCATCGGAGCCTTCCTGTCTGGTATCGCGGCCGTGGTTAGTTCTGCGTATGCCATTCGTAGGCTCCGTGCTCGATACGAGCGGGACTGCGACAAGCGCCTCGATGAAGTCAAGACGGCTATCCACGAAGGCTACGAACTGAGGGACCATGAACCTAAGACGTAGGTTTCCATATGTCCTCATTGCTGCTGGTCTAGTCACTGCAGGGTTCTCTGGCTTCTTCATCGCTGGCGCCTCAGGCATTGGGCCACCCACCAAGACCGTCACTATCAACGTAGCGACTGGGCCGAAAGGTGATCCTGGTCCTCCAGGTCCTCCAGGGCCAAAAGGAGACACTGGCCCGCAAGGGCCCGCTGGGCCTCCAGGTGCAGACAACTGCCCGAAGGGCTACGCAGCAGGCGACTTGGTCATCAACCACCCTGGTGGGCAGGTGACGATTCTAACCTGCATCAAGGACTGAGGACTTAGGGATGCCCACTCCCTGAGCGGCGGGAAGCGACCCCCTCCTGCTGGACAGAGCCCCGGTGAGATGGCCTCCTGCTGGGGCTTTGTCATCCCAAGATCCACAAGGCTAACAGTGCTCCAGTGACGAAGGCGAAGCATGCGCCCGTTAGTACTAGGAGCATGATTTGCCAGTCACTCATCGAAGATCAGTACTCAAGGCATGCGCCGGCAGGTGATTGACAGCGCTTGTCGGTTGTAGGTACGTATCTTGATGAGTAACGAGATCAGTCATACTAGAGCAAGTGTTACGGTTGCTGTCACGCGAGGGCCATGCAGTCGGGATGCGCCCATTGACCGTACAGCCAGTATCGCGAGTAACCGCTTGCGCGGTAGCCTCTCTCTGCGGCCCACTCTTGCGTGAGCTGCGAATCCTCAGAGGCGTAGTACGATGTACCGTAACCCCAACCGGGGTGCATTTGGAGGCCGCCATAGTGGCCGTTACCTCCTGAGTTGGGGTCTTGCCAATTGGAGGCTTCGTGGTTATGGATGCACATCCAAAGGGCATGGTGCGGAGGATAAGCAGACGCTGCTAGTAGAGCGCGCGTCTTCCTCATCTCACGCCTCGTCCACGCTAACTCTGCGTGCGCAAACTTGAGGGCGTGCCGTGCGGTCTTGCGGGTCTTGCGTGCTTTGAGCAACCATCCATGGTGCCTGAAGAACCTAATGGTCCCTAGATCCTTCGTTACGGTGTTTCTTTGTCTGTCGAGCCGACTCTCGAGCGTCGTGGTCGCCCGGCTCGAAGTTAGGTACGTCAGAGAAAGTGCCACGATTGAAGAAAAGACCATGGCTTTGGCCACGCTCGACCTCCCTGTCGATTCTCAGGAGAAGAATCGCAGCCTGCCCCACCGTTTCGAGCACTGCAGCTATACCGTCAGCCTCAAAGATTTCGCGGAGCACTAGCTTCTGTCTAGGGCGTAGAGGTTCGCCGTGCTGCTTTACCTCTCCCCCGATAAACCTGCCCCGATAGCATATGAGCAGGTCAGGTATGCCCACTTCCTGGTAGCCTTCATCACTGCCCACGATCTTGAACGGGCGTCCGCCTCGTTTGATGATGTGGGACTTGATCCTACGGACCAGTAAGGCTTCGGGCTGGGGCATAGAAAAAGCCCCGGTCGTGTGAGTTGCCATGGGGATCATTCCAAGAGATAACCCACAGCATTCGGCCCGGGACTTAATTCCATTATACCAAATTAAATGAGGACCCCTGAGCATGGGGGGGAGTAGGACTGCCCAGGGGCCCTCTCTACAGGAGGATCCGAACAACCCCGCGAAGGAGTTCCTCACCTCCTGAACCTATCAGCGATGCTCGATGTGCGGCCCGTCGTCCTCCTCGGACGCGATGGGCTGCTCCATGGCAATGTCGTCCTCGGTTGGGACCTCAGCATCGTCTGGGGTAGGAGTGTCGGTGAGCGAGTCGTCGGTGGGAGCAGGATCAGGAGCAGTGTCAGCCTCCTTGCCGAGCTTCTTCTTGACGCTCTCGAAGAGCCGTGACAGGTCAGCTAGCACGACGTGAGTATCCTCCCCATCTGAGCTCTCCTTCGCCATCGACTTGAGCTCGTTGAGAATTGCGTCGGTGAACTTACCGAAGGTCATTGTGCCTCCCTTAGATGTCATCGACCTCAACTTCTTCGAGGTCTTCGTCTTCGTCTTCTTCTTCGACATCTTCGTCCTCTTCCTCCTCCTCTTCATCCGAGGACTCAACGTCGGCTCGCGGCATGAAGGTTCTGATTTGCGAGGTCAGCTTCGTGGTGTTGTCCTTCTTGTACTCGTTGTCTTCGACCTCGGCGCCCACGATCTTGCCGAACAGATTCTCGGGGTCGAAGTTGACAGCCCTGCCGGCGACGTTCTTACCGGTGGCTGCGTTGATGAGATTGCGTAGATTCCACAGTGCCTCGGGCTTCAGCGATGTGCTCCCATACACTATCGCACCCTTCTCAGGACCCTCAGTCACCTGTGTCTTCCACTTGATGTAGGTGCCCCCAGTGCGTTCAGACTTGAGCACCTCACCGTCGAGGACCTTGACGACATAGTCGCCCTCCGGGATATGCTTGGAGCGACTACTACCTTTCTTGATTTCCTTGTCTACCCCGGAGAAATCGACCCTCAGTTTCTTACCTGGCATTAGGCCTCCTTCGTCTGAATGATGGCCAACATCTCGTAGAGACTCGGAGCATCGAGGTACTCACCGAACAGACCATTGCGGTCCTTGGTGATGAATCGTGCCTGTGGTCCTACGATCAGCCGGCGACGTACTTCCTTACGCTTGGCGACCTTCTCTTCCCCGTCCACAACCTTCTTGGACTTGACGATCACCTCGCGCTTGGTGAGATACCCAATGGTCCCGACTGCCGCTGTCGCATGGGCAGCGATCGCGGGACTCAGACTGGGACCAGTCATGAGTACCTCTTCATCATCACCTTCGCCCGTATCGCGGGTACGAGCGAGAGCGGTGAAGATGGTATTGTACGGTAGGTTACGCCAGTTGGTGATTTGAGTCCTCATCAACTGACTGACCTTGCCGTACACCTGCCTACTTGGCATATCGGGGTCTCTGCTGGCGTCACGTGCTGCTTCGTCTCCGAGGACGAAGTTCATGCAGAGAGTTTGAAGGCCCGTGAGACCGTCGATAGCGAAGCTCTTGAACTTGTGGTTGCCTGACTGTGCGTACCAGTAGATGTCGTTGATCTCTGACCAGAACTCGACGCGGTAGACGTAGGGATCTATGTCGCGACGGACGCTATCGGTTCCTTTCTCGTCCACGTCGATGATGAGGCAGTCAGGCGCAGTGGCGGCAAGCCTTGTCTTACCTGAATCGGGTTGCCCGTAGATGAGTACGTTTTGATTGGGGTCGAAGGCAGAAGCACGTTGAACTTTCTTCTCAACCCTAGCTGCGACTTTCTCGAAATCCACCTTTGGACTAGGCATTTAGCGGATCCTCCCTTTCCTCGTACCTCTCGGGTACCATTTGGAAGTCCGCCTTGGTGAGACCATCAATGTCTAGTCCAGCGAACTCTGCCACGCAGATGTTGTGGTAGTCGCAGCCGAACTTGCAGTTGTAGAAGTACGAGCGCGGCACGTAATCACGGCGACTCTCACGTCTCTGGATATCTCTGACCGATGCGACGTACTCGCGAATCGCAGCCACCTGCTTCGGGATTTCGACCGGGATTCGCTGCCGATCAAACCACAATGCCTCTCGGCCTTTCAGCTCCAAGAGCTTATCGCGGTAGTACGGCATGTAATGCTTATACTTGTCGCCGTGAACTTGCTTGATCTCTCGTAGGTACGTGTGCTGATCGGTATCCATGTTCCGTCTCAGCGACAGCGTCCCACGCTTCAACAACTGTGGTATTGCTGGGGCTTTGGTGCGCCCGTAGTTGTAAACGAAGCCACGAACGTCCAGCCCGTACTTCTCGCGCAGCGCCCACACGTAGAGGATTGACTGTGGGGACATCATCCGCTCGTCTGGGGGCGGTACCTTTCTCACCCACTTCGCATCCCAGATCCACTGCCCCTCGTACTCCTCGTCCTCCACGATCAGGTCGATGCGGCCCTTGAAGTTGGCTTCCTTCACGCCGAACTTCTCGAGGCTCGCCTCAACGACTAGCTCGATTGCTGGCTTACCGTCGATCTCCACGACCGAGTACCGTTCCTGGTCGTCATTCCAGAACCTGAGGTACGACTTGAACAGCCGCTCGCACTCGGCCGGCAAATCACCTAGGTCCTCACGCTCCTCGAGGAATAGATCCTCGAACTCTTCGGTGAGCGCGGCGTGCACGTCCTTCCAACTGTGGGCAACCACGACCAGTTTGTTCTTGCCCTGGCCGATCTTGACCTCGAACTCCTCGACGCCAGCCCACTGGTAATGCAAGGCCTCCTGTAGCGCGTGCATCCATGTTCCGCGGTAGAGCGGTAGTTTACTCACCGCTGGTACCATCTCCAACCCGTCGCCCCCGTAGTCATAACGGTAGGAGTACTGCTTCTGGCACCGCCGGAACATCTTGACGCGGCTCTGGTTGTAGTTGACTACGCTCATACCTACATTATATCATCTACGCGTAGCCTTCGAAGCCAAGCCCGGAAGCATTATCGGTTCCTGCCCAGTGCGTACCCCACTCGACTTCCGCGATGATAGGAACTGAAAGGCGGGTCCCAAACGTTTTCTCGAGCGGGAGATTCTCCATCGTTTCTTTGATAAGCGGGGCATAGTAGTCTATCTTATCCTCTCTAATCTCGAAACCGATGCCGTCATGGAGGGTCATCACCATCGCCGCCTCGCCCGGACGCAACTGCGCGTGGAGCTTAATCATGGCGTAGAGGGTAATGTCGGAGGCGCAGGACTGGACAGGGGAATTAATCGCCTGACGCTCAGCCTCCATGCGTACCATTCGGTCCCCGGACATAATGTCAGGCAGGTGTCTCACTCGGCCTAAAGGACTCGTGACCTGTTGGTGCAGGTTAACCATCCTGCGCTGACGATCATGCCACCTAACGAGGTCGGGGAACATCTGGAAGTATTTCTCGCGGCTAACCTCGGCTTCGGCCATAGTCACGTCGATGCCGTAGTTGATCTTCGCGTACTTCTGGAACTTCGCGGGATACATTCCATACAGGTACCCGAAGTTAACCGCCTTCGCTAACTTTCGTTCCTCCTTTCCCACAGTGTCAATTGGACGCCCTGTGACGTTGGCGGCTTGCTTGGTGTGGATGTCTTCGCCGGTGAGGAAACTTCGTCGCATGCTTCGCTCGTTGGCCACGTGTGCAGCAATTCTGAGCTCAATCTGGCTGAAATCTGCATCGACACGTAGCCATCCTGGGGGCGCTCCAAAGACACTACGCACGAAACTATCTCGTGGTACCTGTTGAAGGTCTCCACTAAGTCTGCCAGTGACGGTCCCATAAAGCTTATAAGTTGTATGGAGCCTGCTGTGTCGGTCAAGTTTGGTACTCCACGGTAGCAGGTATGTGTTCATCCACTTGAGCTCGAGTGTCCGCAATTGGAATAGCAACTGGACGAATGGGTGGCTGATGTACTCCTGCAGCGACTCTTCGTTAGTGCTACCATTGCCTGACTTCGTCCACATTACTGGATGCAGTCCCAGTCCCCCACGTTTCTCAGAGGAGTAGAGCAATCGGGACACCTGGATTGGACTTCGGTAGTTGAAGGTACCATCCGGGAAGTGCTTGAGCATTCGCTCGGAAACGTGCTTCTGCATTTCCGCCTTGCGTTCCTTGATCTCTCCTTGCAGAATGGCAATTCTATCGTAGAGCCTCTCTTGGTCAACGTGCATCCCCTTCATCTCGACCTGTTGGATCACGTGAGACCCAGGCATCATCAGCTTGGTAAACAGCCTCGTTAAGCGAGGTTGTTCTATTAGCTCGGGCTTCAGTTTCTGGTAGAGCTGATGCGTATAGCCTACGTCCTCTCCGTTGTACGCGCACAGATCTCTGATCGGAACCTTGATGATCTGATCAGGCTTCAGGTCAAGACTACCCTTGTAGACGTCGGCCCCCAAGTAGGTCTGACTCAGGAAACCTAGATTCTTCGGGCGATTCTCGTCGAGCAAGTGAGCGGCCAGCATAATGTCGAAGCGGTGCTCTAGGAAGATGCCTGCTCCTGCGAGCTGGACGTTGTCGTGCTTGGCATTCTGTCCCACGAGCTTGAGTCCGGGTCGAGTGAGTGGGCCTCGAAGATGACCAAGAAGCTGTGTCCACTTCCTACGAAACGGAGACTCAGGGTGGTAGAGAGGGATGACATAGGAGACCTCGCCGTCCAGGCTGAGACCCAGGCACTGGATCGACCAATCGCTATCCCACGGTCTATACCTGTTCTCCACGTCGTAACTGACAACGGTCCCATCCGGCGCGTTCTCAAGCAGTTGGATGACATGCCTTAGCCCCGCCGCCGTAGCGACATAGCGTTTTCTGACGGGGACGACTTGGAACTCTCCGCGAATGGCTCGCGCAAAACGCCGAATATCCTCTTGAAGAGTGGGATGGACACCAGGATTTCGGAGCGCGTAAGCTGGATGGAAGGCCGCCATGATCGTTCGAGATTTGGGCTGCCCTTTGATATCCAGCCTAACACCTCGATGCTTGGTGATTCCACTCTTACGAGCAACAGCCTGGAGCGCTGCGTTCCCCAAGAGCAGTATGTGACTGGGCCGAATTTCCTCAATTTCAGCGGTGAGATATTCGGCGGCGCATATCTTAGCTTCGATCCGTTCGGGTGCTCGGTTCTCTGGTGGTCTGCACTTGACTGCGTTGGTGATGTAGAGCTCGCTTGGGTTGAGTCCTGCCCGCTCCAAGCACTTGTCGAGGAGTTGTCCTGCGGCTCCCGAGAACACTCGTCCACTACGTTCCTCCTCTCGTCCTGGGGCTTCACCTATCAGCATAACCCGCGAAGCGGGATCCCCTTTACCCATGACGCAGACCCGCTCTGTGGTCTCGCTCAGGGGACAGAGCTCGCAGTCGTGGTTAGCCAGATGGTCGAGTGGGCTCTGGTATTCCAAGATCCACCAGTTCTACGCCGGTTTGGTACAGGATGTCGAGGCCTGATGCATCACGGTAGGTCTCACCGTAGACGACTCGACGGATCCCTGCGGCGATCAGCAATCGGCTACAGTCGAGACACGGTGAAAGGGTCACGTACAGTGTAGCTTCGTCCGTCGAGACACCGTACTTAGCCGAGAATGCAAGGGCATTCGCTTCTGCGTGAGTTGCGTTCCGACAGCCAGCAAGCGACATTACCTCGGGTGGATGGTCAGGTCCATGCGGTACACTGTCATACCCGTGGTTGTTCTCGTCACAGTGTGGTAGGCCTGGTGGCGCGCCGTTGTATCCCATACCGATTATTCTACCATCTCGGACGATGAGCGCGCCGACTTGCTTCCGGTCGCATGTCCCGCGTATGGCTAAGACAATCGCCATGGCCATGAATGTGCCGTCCCTAGTAGGTCTCAAGACGATGCCTATCTCCCATGTGGACGTGGAATGAGTGGGCGTTGAAGTACAGGACACCCGGGTCAACCCGGTTCCAGATATCCTCCCAGTTGCCAGCAGCAGCTAGCCTCTCTATCGTGTGAGCCACCAGACGGCTAGCGAGGTAAAGGTCATCGCGGAAATGCCGAACAGCGTCGCAGCTGCGTATCTCATACCAGCAATGCAGTTGAAGGTCGCGTAGGAGAAAGTGATAGCCGAGGCTACAAGGTATACGCCCACCGTGAACTGCACCAGTATCCTCCGGGAAGAAGATCGGCAGGTACGCTTGCCGTGTCATTGGCTCGCGCGTGAGTAGGTCAAGCAGGTCGTTGTAGTCCCCATAAGGGAACCTGATGCCCGGTCGCGTGAGTCCATCATCTTTCCACACAGGAGATCCAGCCTGCTTGGGCCAGAATCGCTCAGAGTAGGTATGCGTGAACTGACCGTTGGCCTTGGTATCATCATCTTGCCCATGCCACCAAGGCCATTTCGTATGGGAAGGATCGGGATTTCGCGGGATACCCCCGACCCGTTCCTCAAAGTGTTCGTCTGCCCAAGGAAGATTGGGACGGATCTCATCGGCGAGTTGCTTGACGTAGTCGTCCATTGATCCATTGTACCACGCATCGCGCTCCAGGTTAACCTCAACTTTGAGGTTTAAGACCTCGCGCGTGACCAAGTCAGGCTTACCCTTAGTCGAAATCCCCTGCCACTTACCCGAGTCCACCACACTACCCAACTCATCGAGGTTCTCGATGGCGAATCGGATGGCGCCTGTGAAGTAATTGAAGCTCATTTCTTCAGCCCCTTCTGTGGTTTCCTGTCCCACATATGCTCACCCGAGTGGCCCTTCACGCCCACGCACCACTCGTCACCTCGGTTGTAACCACAGAGGAGATGGTTCTGACGGAGCGACTGAGTCTCCGCGTCCCAGAGCGGGTGTTCGCGGGGAAGCAATCGCAGTCCTTCGTCCCACGGATGAGGTGGCCCTTTCATCTGCCTCCTTTTGGCCTCAGTCATCCCGCCCACCTAACGACTGTGGGCACAGCTACCTACGCGCCGTTCTGAAAGGACGCAGTCCTCACTCGTCCTCTCCTTCCTCGTCGTCGGTCTCGACATCCTCGCCGATCAAACGCCAGCGACCGTCACCATTCTTGGAATAGCGCTGATCGCGGTAGCGATTGAAGTGCGAACGAACCACGTTCTCGTCGAGCCCCAACCCCTCAGCAGCCTCGCTGGGAGTTGACGCTCCGTTCTCACGAAGGTAATGGATCATCGTCTCCATCGTGAGCATCGTCGCCCGGCGTCCACCGCCAGACGTTACGCGGCGCTCGTCGAGCAGCGTTGCGCGGGTGCGCTTGAGGGAATTGAGCTCGTCGATGAGCGGCTGCACTTTCTTCAGCTTCGTCTCGAGCTCGTTGATCTGCTCATCGAGCGCGTCCAACACAACCTGCTTACGCCTTGTCACCTGCTCCATGTTTCTCACCTCCTCCTGCGTTGTATGCAGTCAGCGCAATAACCTATGACCTTGCGTCTGCCTGACTTGGTTTCCACGGTCTCTGTCACAATCGCGGGTTTCGTGCTACCGCAACGACACTCAGTGGTTTCTCTCAACCTCATCGCCGCAGTCGCGCGTCCAGAGATTCGCGTTTTCATACCCTCATTATATCAAATCCCACTGCCCAGTGCGCCTGGGAGGAAAATAAATTTACCGCCCAGACGCACCAAGTAGTCACCGCGTGAGAGGAGCCAACGTCAGCGAGGACACAGGCACGGCCGGCAGAAAGTCTTCCGCTATATATTCTTCGTATCGCCTCTTAACTCGACGGAGCGGTCCGTACTTCTCTTCGTCGAGTGGCTTACCACTCTCAGTGTCCTCGACAACCTTGTCCCACCAGCGTCCAACAAGCTTGATCGTTGGATACTTATTGCGTAGGCCAAGCTTCTCAAGGTCCGTGATGTACTCCTGTCGGTAGAGGAGCGGTAGAGATTTAAACCCGTGGAACTGAAGAGCATCAATGTGCCACCGGAACTTGAACTCCTCGACCGGTACCTCGATACGGCGACCGATCTCCCGCGCCAGGACATGGGCAAGTCCAAGATCGAGCCCTCCGATGTAGGCGATATAGGATACACGGCTGTGCATCGAGATAGTAGGTCCCTGATCGAACTTACCATTCCTTATACCTCGATATGTAAAGCCGAGCATGCAGTTCCCCCACCGATGCTTCTTAGCTTCTCGGCGGACAGAAGCGCAAGGCATTTGCGTAACGACCCCGCGCTTCCCTTCCCCGAGACCAATATCCGCCGCCCTATCCAAGAACTGGGCAGTGTCCGATGGATCGAGGTACTGTCTAACAAGCCGAGTCCATCGACTACGATTGAGCCAGAGGTCCCGTCCGAGATCCAGATCAAAGGCCATGGATTCAGCCGCGAGTAGGTTGTCGTAACTGATGGTGTCGATGGAGGCGATGAAGTCGATTCCTCCGTTGTCCAGTGTTCCACGCCACATCCTCCTCATTGAGTCATGCCACAGTGACGTGAGGTCCTTGTGATTCTTGATCAAGGAACCAGCGTGCTTGCTACCCAGAGACACAGGCCGGTAGCTGTTAGGCCCTCCCAATGCCAACTCGTGAGCCCCCACTGGAAGCCCGCGATAAGAGCGAGGACGAAGAATACAAGTGTGGCTACCCTCAAGATGAACGAGAGATTGATGGCGGCCACATAACTGGGCTGCTGCTGTGTCATTGTGCTGCTCCTTCCGGGTCTTCGACCCAATCCCGTTGGCTGACCTCGAACCACGCGAGTCGTACGGCTTTATCCAACTCGATATTATTGGCGGTACAATAACTCGCGAGGTAGATCACTATGTCGCCCACGGCGTCCATCTTCTTGGTGTACGCGAGATCCTGATCAGCCAACCCCCGGATCCCCTGCTCGTGCTTGAGGTGAGCGTGCGCCAACTCACCAACCTCCTCCGTGAGCCCGAGCAACGGCTCATGGGCCTTTTGGTCGGGGAAGTTATGCTCCAACCACGCAGCGTGCTCTCGCTGCAAGTCACTCAGGTCCATTGTACTCCTTGGTCATGTGGAGGACGTTCGCGTAGCCTGCAATGTCATCCACGTTGTCCCGGTAGTCCTTAGGATAGCCGACGTTGATCTCTCGAGCACACTTGAGGAGGATCAGCATCATGCTACACTCCTCTGTGGTCGGCTCCGTGCGCTCGTCCTCGAACATCTTCTCGATCACCGGCTCGAGGAACCTCGCCCAGATCTCATACACCTGCCCTGGATGCCCGTACACCTCCCGTCTGTTGGCTACGATGGCAGTTGCTGCCTCGCTTGGCAGCTGTCTCTTACCAGTTCTCGTGGAGGCCACCGGTTACCTCGCTTGCTTTGTCGCTGTCCTCGACCTCGAGATACGCCTTGCAGAGAATGACCTCACCGACGTTATCGTCTTGCGCCACTGCGAACGGCTCCCAGTTGCCCGTACCATTTGTCTGAGCGTCGTCCACAGTCACCGCAATTATCCTCCAATTGTACGCCATCCGTGGCTGCCTCCCAACGTTAGAGCTATACCCCCATTATATCAAACCGAGTAGATACCGTTTCGGGTTCTTCATCAGGTCTGCGTGCCCATCCTCCCGTTGCTGGAGCCGCTTGATGACCGAGACGACCACCGTTCCTTTTGGTACGAGATGCGTGTAGCGTACCGGTCGCCTTTGATTTGGGCCTTGAGTTCGCTTGAGAGTCTGGTAGTAATCCACCCAACCATCAGGGGGCGAGTAGTAGACAGTTTCCGCAGCGCCCACAAGTTCAATCGCTCGGCTCCCCGCCTGATGCTGAAACGAAATTGCCGTTGGCTCACTGGGCCGCGTCTCCAAGGCACGGAAAGCACGACTACGATCAGGCAAACGGACTGAACCATCGACCCGGTAGCTTCGAAAGCCAACACTTCGTAGGACCTCGTAACATGCTTCGACCTCAGGAGTGAACCGCGAATAAACCACCACTGATTCTCCCTGCTCGAACAGGAGCTCAACGTAAGACTTAAGTGTCTCCAACCCAGCACTGTGGATTTGCTTACCATCAGTCGTGAAACCTCCACAGAGCTGAAGAAGTCGCAGCCTCTTAACGCCCGCGTTAGCAGCACTGAGCACACCTCCCTCCCACTCAGCCACAAACTCCATCGCAAGCTCGAGATAGATTTTCTTCACGTGGTCTGGCAAGACCACTGGTAGGACCTCGAAAAATTGTACGTTAGCCAGACCAGCTGCCTCCGCGTTCACCGAAATACTATGCTGCCGCACGCGGTACTTGATCGACTGCTCATGCCGAAACTTGACTATCTGCCACGGCCTCAACTTGTGGTACACTACATGGTCCTCATCGAAGTCTGCCACAGAGGTGCCAAAGATCGTCTCGTCCATGATGCGGAACTGAGCGAACAGATCCCGCCAGCCCTTAGGGTTCGGAGTTCCTGATAGCAGTAGGACGTAGGGCTTACCGTTACCGCTGCGTTTCCTCAACCTCCTGATTAAATGCCATGCATCTTGCGCACCCACTCCGCCCGGCCGCTTGTACTCGTGGCTCTCGTCGAGCACGATCACGTCAGGCTGCCAGGCCTCCAAAAGTTTTTGCCGCGGACGATGGTACTTCCCGCGTATCTTTTGGCGCCGAAACGTAATCTCGCGACCGGCCAGCCAGAATGCCACGTATGGTGGCGATCCGTGGCGAGGATACTCGTGGTCATAGTCCTCGATGTGATAGCCATATGGATAGTGCTTTCTTATCTGACCGCGCCACACGGGGATCGCAATCTTCGGGGCGAGAATGAGGACTCGTGTCACCTCACCCTTGAGATTGAGGATCCCCGTGTAGTCGAGCGCCACCTTACTCTTCCCCAACCGCGGCTCGAAGAAAATGCCGTAGTTACGTGCGCGGACGGCTCTGATTGTAGCTCGGCTCTGGTGGGGGAATGGCTTCGTCTTGGGGCTGTACTTCACCTGCGCTTGCGCTTCTTCACGATCTTGTTGAAGTGGTGCCGACGAGCCCAACGGGGGCCTTTTACGGCGTAGGCCCATCTCTGTTGTCTACGTGAGCGTGCTGGCATTGTTACATGCCCGCGGCTGTGCGGGCGCTCATCTCCTCTCTGAGTTTCGCAGCCCGATAGCCCTCCAACAGGGCGTTGATACCGTCGATCAGGTCGACGAAGATCGGGCTAGAGTTGTTGGCACGGGCAACGATGAGCCCGCGTAGGAAGTCCTCCCCCCCTTGGGGGGTCTCGATCCTGATCCTGACGGACGCAGGCTTGAAACGGTAGTCGCCCTGCTCCACCTCCTCTCTCTCGTTGGCCTCGACGACCTCGGCAATCGAGCGCTCGAATGAGCAGGTATCGCAAGCGTATCCGATCTCCGTGCGCTCCAGGAGGCCCTCCCTGCACCTCGGACACTTGTCTCCAGGCTTCATCTTTTTCTCCTCACTTTCTTGACCCGCCTAACGCCAGACTTAATGTGCCGCACCTCCCACGGCTGATTGCTCGCCCTAAACCGACCTGTCCGATTAGAGATCGCACAGACGCTGCACCTAGTCAGCGCCAACTTGACCTCCTTCCACACATACCGCTGCTTCTCCTCGCTCCAGAACTTCTTCTGACCGTAGAACTCTTCGCCCGTACGGTAAAAGCGTCGGGCATTCATGCAGCAAGGACACCAGTAGTACGTGTGACCGTTGGCCTTACGTGGGAACTTACCCCGTAACTTCGGCGGTATGTGATACCCCACAGTCCTGCTGACTAGGGCTGCGTTTTGGTCAACGTACTGGGCTCTCGTCGCGATGAAGTCCACGCCACCGATCATGCTTGAAAAGTACCTTTTGTTTCGCTTGCCATTGACTTGCCACGTGACGTAGAATGGATACTTGACGACCACCTGGTTGTGTGCGAGCGGCTGATTCATGGCGATACGGACGCCATACGGTACCTTCCATTCATGCTCACCGTCGCGGGTGCGGTAAACACCGTCCTTGCCCACGATGGACGCACCACGCTTGTGTCGTCGCTGGAACCATGCTATTACCTTTGGGTTCTCTGAATATCTGGGGTTAAGCAGATTCCCCGTCTCACCCCCTCCGTACATATCTTCGAGGGTTAGTTTGCGTCGTGGCTTAGTCGTAGCTCTCGGCAAATGCCTGCACCTCCGCAATCTCCTGACTCAGCCGGGAGGTTATGTTCTCGATCCGCTCTCGCCAGTTTGATTGCACCTCGTCGGTCCATCTGTCACTGACAGAGTCCATGATGCCCACGTTGATGCAGAGCATGATGGCTTCGATACAGAGCTTGTTAAACTCCGTGTACTCGTCGCCCATGCAGCCTCCTTCCACTGGGGGTTGTCGTTCGCTCGATACACTCATCATATCACATCCATCGACTGCCATGCATCCTTTAGTGCACTGGCCTGCTCCGTATGTTACAATTGGGATATGAGTTCAACTGCAATGGAGGTCATGGAATTCTACGTAACTCCCAGTTGGGTTGCGCAGTTCTATGGAGCCTCTCACCTACAGGTTTATCGTGCCATCAAGGCCGGTAAGCTAAAGGCGTATCGAGTCCGTACCAGCACGCCGAAGGGCAAGAGTTGGGGTACGTTGGTACTCGATAGCCGCGAACTGCCTGCTAAGTTCCCCGGTTAGGAGGCCAAATGGTCGACCTCGAGTGCGAGGAGTTCTTAGAGTTGGTTTACGGCGATGAGGAGGCATGGATCGACCTCCCCGCCAAAGTCGCCTCTCATTGGGTCCCTTACTACCTGCAATGGCCGAACGACTCTGTGGTCACACGCCGCATCGACTCATGCCTCAGAGATCGCGAGGATCTATACTTCAGCGTGGCTCGATTCGCCGCTCGCGGGCGCAAGATCGAGGATGTATTGTCGTCCAATTGGCTGTGGGCCGACCTCGACGAAGTCCACCCGACCATTGCCACAGCTCTTGGGCTCATGCCCACAGTGGCGGTGGAATCGTCACCCGGCCGCTTCCAGGCATTGTGGAGGCTGTCAAGGCCGGTGGTAGCAAAAACGCTCGAGAAACTCAACCGTGGTCTCACCTACGCGCTCGATGCCGATAAAGGGGGCTGGGATCTCACCCAAGTCCTGAGAATCCCCGGCACGCGGAACTTTAAGTATCCCGAAGCGCCGATGGTCACACTACTGTGGGTCAACGAGGAGGAATATGACCCCAAAGAGATTTGGTCGGTGGTACGCGATGTGGTACCCGACTCCGAGCTTCGAGGTGTGGTATCTCCAACGCTACCCCGCCGCCCGATCCCAACCCGAGCGAAGGTTCTACTCCGTGCCACAGCTGATCAGGTCGTCGAGGGCGAGCGCTCGGCGCGATTGTGGGAGCTCGAGTGTCTTCTGGCAGAATCGGGGCTCGGGGCCGTTGAAATCTACGGACTTGTTTCTGGATCGGCTTGGAATAAGTGGCGGGGAGTTGCGAGCGGAAAGGAGAGACTTCAGCGTGACATCCAAAAGGCCATACGGCACGTTGCGGCTCGAACCGTCGATCGACCACGTGATACACCACCTAGTCCACTTCCCGATCAAGATCTTCCTGATGAGCGGGGGGGAGATCGAGCCATTCGGGTCGACGATAGTGCTGGGACACGATTGCCATGGATCCACTACAGCTCATTTATGGCTATGGCTATGGAGGATCCCCGATGGCTGATCAAGGACATATGGACCGCGGAGTCGCACGGCCTGATAGCCGGGGAACCGAAGACCAACAAGACGACGGTGGCACTGGCACTTGCGCTGTCGGTCGCTTCTGGAGCCCCTTTTCTGGGGAGCTATTCTGTTGGTGTTCAGGGGCCTGTCCTTTTCGTGCAGGAGGAGAACGCGCCGTGGATGATGCAGGACCGACTGCGTAAGTTGGCTAGGTACTACGGTCTGTTGGGCTCGGGAGAAGTCCATGTGCGGCGTTCGGTTCGTGGGGGACTAGGTACTGTGTCAGTGGATCTTGATTTCCCCGATGATCTCCCGCTCAAGCTCCTGAACAACTACGGTTTTGATTTGGGTTTGGAGGAACATCGGGATATGCTCGAAGCTGAGGTCGAGGCATGGAGACCAAAACTGCTTGTACTGGATCCCCTCTACCTCATCCTGGGAGGGGTAGATGAGAATGTGTCCCACAGTCTTAGGCCCTTTCTCAAGTGGCTGATGCAACTGAGGTACCAGTACAATCTCGCAGTTATGGTCGTCCACCATTTCCGCAAGCAGAACATGCAGCATGGGATCGTCAGGGCTGGCCAGCGAATCCTCGGAAGTAGCACACTTCATGGCTGGGTCGATTCAGCGCTGTACCTTAGTCCTCGTGACGAGGCCCGCGAGGGCTGGGTCAGCACTACGATGGAACGTGAGTTTCGCTCCATGGCGCCGCAGCGTCCTTTGGAGCTATCATTGACCATGAGTCCTCCTGGTGGGTTGGAGATGGAAGTGGAGCTCAATGCCTTCTCGGTCGAACAGACCATCAAGGACATTGTAGCATCGGAACCTGGAGTCACCGTGACGAGACTCGCGGAGTATCTGAAGATGGACAAGCGGACCGTGCTCGCGCGGGTACGCGGCGGAACAATGGGACTCGTGATCGAGGAAGGCAAGAGGGGTCGGGGACATTCCCACAAGGTGTGGTTGAACGGTGGCTAGAGACGACGAAGTCTACACGCCTGTGACCCCCGAGTTCCTGCAGATGATGCAGCGGATGAGGGCGGAGTATGGGACATGGCGCGCAGTCGCAGCCGCGAGCGGAGTGAGAACCAGGATCCTCAGGAACCTGCATAAGGGCCGCCGCAAGGCAGTCAGTCATACCATGGTGGACAAGTTGTGCTCGACCACAGGTGTGGGAGGAGTGCACGAGTTCACGTGGTTCACGCTCGAAGATCTCTTTGCCCTCGGGATCTGGGTTCATCCTAAGAATGGGCAGCGTTGGGTTTGGCACAAGGGCAAAAAGCGAAAGGTCCGCATGAAGCGCAAAGAGAGACTTGCCTACGAGAAAGCTTTGGACTTGAAACGGGTAAACAAGCGTAGGTATCGTTACGGGTTGCCTCCCATAACGAAGCGCCGCTATGGGCCATTTTCATAAAAGACATACTAAAATGAACATGCCCCCCGCGGTTGACCACAGTAGTACTTGAGTGAGCCGAGAATCCACAAATCCACGCAAGGTACATCCGGGATCATACTAATATTATACCCAAAGGGTATATTAGTATGTCCCAAGTACTGGCAATTTGTCCTATTTGAGGGAGGTCATGCCCAAACGAGGCGAATTTCCGAGTCACCGCGTCAGACGAGGCCACGAGGAAAAGTACTGTAGGCATTGTGGGCGATGGAGACTACTGCGGCACTTCTACGTATCAAGAGGCCGACACGTCCATCCATGCAAAGACTGCCGCGTCCGTAGGCCTGATTCGGACTACGCATGGATCTTTTACCAACCCACTGTGGAAGCCTGGTTGAAGGTCCTCGTGAACCGCGTTGGGAAAGCCGAGGCAGCGAGACTGTGTGGGTGGAATAAGTCAAGGATCTCAAAGTACCTAGGTCAGGATCGTCCGAGGTATGTCCAGCGCAGTACTGCAAGACTAGTCTTGCACGCGCTAAGGGACGTTGAAGCCGCGGGTGTCGTGATCTCCAGGAATTCCATCAAGCATGGGAACTTCGAGCGTGGGAAATCGGTGCACTTCGCCGAGACTAACGAGGAACTCTACAACAACTTTGGGGACTTGGACGTCGAGCAAAGGAGGACTAAGCGTCGTGCTAATCGCCAGACCAACTGAGGTCTTTAAGGAGTACGTTCGTAGCACTGGGCGGGTCGACGAAATATCCTGGGAACTGGGACGCATGAGCATGGCTCTGGAGATGGTCACGCAGATGATGATCCTACAAGACCTCAATGTAGCCAGCGATGTTGGTAGGGCGGAGGCTGTTACGGCCCTTTCGACGCTCCTACAAGACTGTGGCATGGAAGAGGTAGCCTTCCAGATGTACCGTAAGCTTGGGCGTTGGAGGACTACTCGGTTCGTTGCTGTCCCCGAACCTTCGCAGCCAACCATCGCTGTCTCTGACGGGCAGCTTTCGATGGATCTTTCTTCGTCAGCCGCTTCTCCTGCACCATCGACTTCTCGAAGAGGTAAGCCTCGTGCATTGCCTTCGGAACGTCGAAGTCTTCGTGCGGTTCCCACCGACGAGCCAACGGTGTAAGCTTCCTCATCAAGGCAAAGAATGCCGAGCGAGTGATATAGACCTTGGCTTGATAGGGTGAGCTTGTGCTGATTGACAGATATCCCGCATTGAGCTCAACCGTCAACCGTTGAGATCCGTTGTTAACGACCACCCTAGGGTAATGTCCGTGTTTGGCGAAATATCGTTGGAAGATGTGGTCCATGATCGCCTTTCAGGCTAAAAAAGGGGGACCCGGACGAATCCGAATCCCCCTAGAGTTCAGCGCTTCTTCCGCGCCGTGCGAGTCTTCGGGGTGCGAGAACGCCGACGGGGAGCAGGTGCTTCCTCCTCCTCATCGTCTTCCTCATCATCCTCATCCTCGTCGTCCTCGACCTTGGCCTTGGTCTTCTTCTCGTTGCGCTTCTTCAGCTCATCGAGACGCTCGTTGCGGGCCTCGGTCAACGCCTCCTTGGCCTCGTCGATATCCTCGAAGCCCATCGCCTCGAGAGCATCGTCGATGGACTCCCACTCGTAGCGGTTGTTGTCGTTCTTCTCGACAGACCGCGCACGGAGCATGACACGGAGGTTCTTGCTGTCCGTGTCGAGAGCCTCAGCGAGTTCGGCGGACCCGACTGAGTCCTTCTCCTTCTTCTTCGCCCTGGTCGACTTCTTCTTGGACTTGCGAGGAGCCTCGTCCTCGTCCTCGTCCTCATCGTCGTCCTCGGCTTCGGTGGACTCGTCGGCAAGGTCTTCGAGATCCTCGAGGTCTTCGAGATCCTCAGTCTCCTCTTCGTCGACCTCGACCTCGACGGCCTTCTTACGTGCTCTTGCCATTCGGCCTCCTTCACCCCCTGAGATAGGCGAGGTCAGTGTGGGGGGTAGTCACTGATCTCATACAGCTATCGTATCATCCCGGGCAGCCGATGTCAAATCCCTCGTCGGCGCTCTACAGATCTTCGTAAGAACGATACGTCCAAGAGTCGGTCTCGATCAAGGGCTTCAACTGTACCACTGTGGAATCCCCAAGGTCGACGACTAGGATCTTGATGACCTGCGAGACCTGTGCTTTGTGCTTGAACATGGTGGCCGCAGTGACGGGATCCTCGGCTTGAATGATCCTGACGCCTTGACCGAGCAACTTGCTGGGCGCGGTTCTTGGTGTTCCGCTCTTCAGCTCGACTACCAAGTAGTCCTGCACGTTACCTCCTAGCTTTCGCCGTTGAGAATTGCGTTGACCTCCTGGAGCTGCTTCTCGAGCTTTGCCTTGCGCTCCTGAAGCTTCGCAACCGAGATGCCCTTCGTCCGCTCGGCCGGCAAGCCCCTGGCGACACGCTCCTCCTTGAGGTAGCGGTCGTGTTCCTCTTGGTGGGCAACGATCAGGCGCTTCCGTGCTGCAATGTTCGCGGCCATCGCCTGTCCTGAATTGCTCGTGCTGGTCATAGTTTCACCTCCTTCGATGAATGCCTACCATTTCCTGATTCTAGGACCTCTTGGGCCACTTCCCCTGCCGTCGTGCTGGATAACGTGCCGTCCAGGTATAGAAACGGAGTAGACCCACTTACGAAGCATGTGGCGTCGTAGTACCAACGTGAACCCGTCTGGGTTCTCTTGATGGTCGTAGGCTTGCTGGAATTGAATCGCCTCGAACGGTGCTTCGAACCAGTATCTTATGCCCCCTCGGGTGAAGGCAATGATGCCCTTGTTGACGTCCGCGCGGCAACTAGGTCCGAATTCTCTCTTGATGCTGTTGGCTATTGGGCAGTTACTTCGATGGTACCTTGAGTCGTGCTTGGTTATCCTTACCTGGATCTCGAACAGGACTTCTTGCGGGTCACGCGGGAACTCTTTGACTGTCCGAGAAATCCTCGGGCTTGTAATGCGTCCTAGCTCCGTTGCCATAGTTTTCGATCACCTCCAATGAGCTGCTTAGGATTTGCTTTATCTGACTGAGGTCTTCGTCGTTCAACTCGTACCGCCAACCTAGTAGCCGATCTAGGTACAATCCGATTCGCTCGGTCATCTCGTTGGCGGTCTCGTGGTTACAGAACAGATCCCCAGCTGGATCGTAGGTCGAAAGACCTTCGAGATTCGCTGGTTCTCTACGTACTGTGCTAGAAGCCGACGTTGTTGCTTTGGCCCTCACCACTGTGGTATAATAGTTTTGCCACGGCGGTAGTCGGTCAGCATCGAGGTCTACTTCGTCGCCTGGCGATAGCGTGGTTGAGTGTGGTACATAACCTGCAGCAGCAGCTCTATCCCAGGCATCAAGATATCGTAGTACACGGGCAGCTGATGTACCCGCTACCTTAGCGAACTCTGAGGCACTGACCTTTTCCACTTTTTTCAATTGAAAAAGGTCGGTTCTCTTCCCCTGGCTGGGTTCTACGTTCCTAGCTACGAGCAGGCCTAGACGCCATTCGCCAGACTTGCTCCAGACTGCGAACTCTCTTGCATCCATCTCCACTGCCGGTTCCATAGTTTCACCTCCCTTCAGACTTTCACATTGTACTTACGGCGTTCGAGCCTGCAGCGCCTACGACCCTCGCTCGGCGCTTGATTGACAACTCCGTCGTTGGCCTTCCTCATGTAATCCACAGCCGCATCCCAACCTGAGAGCCAGAAGGCGACGTTCGCGGGCTCGACGACTTCTTCCTCGATAGCCACTTCGATGTGGTGTAGCTCGCAGTCAGGGTCGCTACAGAAGCCTTCGAGGGCGTGTTCGATCAGGGTCCTACCGGCGTCGCGCACGTCTTATCCTCCATTTGGTCGCGTAGATCCTGGCAATATCACGGCTAGGCGCGTAGAATGTGTAGACCTCACCGTCGATGCGGAACTTGAATCCGCGTAGATTCTGCCCTACTGGCACGTGACCTCCGTTCGCGTGATTGCGTACCCTCATTGTATCAAATCCACACACCACGGTCAACTTCCAGAGGAGAATATCGCGATATTTTCGTCGGTCTCGCCTGTCCCGGACAATAATCGTGCAGGCTGTCGAGGCCAGGGCCGTAATTCAGTCGAGAGATCCCCGCCGCAATTGAGGATCCCTCGGCTCAACTACGAACCTGACCCGTAGGCCAAAAGGAATAGAATGATGGAGATGACGACGGCCGCCGAGAAGACCCCGGCGACCGTCAGGATGATGAAGTCCATTACTGTTGGTGCTCCCAGATGGTTGTAGGATTGATGCAGGCCGGGCTGTTGTGATACCTCCAGTAGTCCTCGTGTTCGTAGACCACGCCCCAAGCCTTGTCACCGTTGAATTGGTTCTCGTACTCCACGATGTGGACGATCTGTGGATCTCCTTGGTACACGCCGTGGTTGTCGATGATCTCCTGGACTATACGCCTGTTGGTGAGAGTTGCCATATTAGCCGCGTTCCCAGATGATCGCGGTGTGCAGGCAGTCGGCGATGGGGAACTTGCGTACCTGATGGAGTACGAGCGCCGAGGTCAAAATCCTCGGGAGCTCTTCTTCCGTGGCGTTTTGCGTGAGCCAGTTCAATTCGTGGCTCAGGCTGCTGTGGGCAGTTCCCTTCTCGAGCTGAAGTTCCGAGACGTCAAGGTCGAACGGGATCCGAACGACCACATCCCTGTGGATATCAAGCTCAACTTGCATGGTCCCTCCTTTCGTTGGTTGACGGACAGGGTGGGGCATCTCGCAATGCCCTGCCCAATCGGTCAAACGCGGTCCTCGGTGTCGTAGATCAGTTGTTCGTAGGTTGACAGGGATTCGCACAGTCCTCCGGCGGAGATGATTTCCGCGAGCGTCCCGAGTTCCTTGACGGAGTCATCGAAGTTGCGAGGCGTGTAGAGAAAGGCGACGAGGTCGTCGCGGGTGTGGTCGTACGCCAGGTCCATGAGCCTCTCGGTTGCGTTGAGGCATGTCCTGAGGTAATCGGTATCGTCGTCAGACCAGTAGCCTGACTCAGAGATCTGTGCGGTGTACGCGGAAGCGTAGCGGGTCTGTTCAAGGAACAGGCCGTTTGCAATCGCGCGGTAGTTCTCGTCGGTGATTTCATCAGCCTTGAGGGGATGGATGAAATGCAGGGGAGCCGCTGGGCGTTTGTTCAGCACAGGGTTGGTCTCCTCAATCATCCGACGTTCTTGGTCCCTCAGGTTGTCATCAGGATCGACGATAGACATTTAGTTCCTCCCTTCGCGTGTGTGGTTTTCGACGTTCACACCACATTGTATCATGTGGAGGATCTACCTCGTGCCAGTCCAAAGGCCATAGAGAACTAATGAACTGGGGAGGAACTTAATCGCTGAGGTTCCCCCATGACAGGACCTTCCACATGATCCAAATGAGAGCGACCAATCCGATGATTCCGTAGGGCATTGCGGTTCCTCCTTTCGTGCTGATCGGGTGCAAACGGAGGGGCGTCAGGAATCACCGCAGAAAATCCCAACGCCCTACCGTTCACACCTCCTCGAGCACTTCGTCGGTCTCGTCGACCTCGTCGTCCTCAGGCGTGAAATGGGCCCTCGCGTCGGCGACCTGTGCGTCCGTCAAATACCACGAGGTATTCTTCTCATCGGCTGAGCGTGTGTGGTTCACACGCAGCCATGCACGCAGGGTCTTCGCGTTGACGCCAAGCTCCTCGGCGAGGACACTGGGACGCATGCCCTTCGGAGTCGTGTCGGGCTTAACGTCATCGGCCTCGACCTCATCGGCCAGCTCCATGTCGTCATCCGTCAGCTCCTCGAGATCCTCGACCTCGATATCTTTTTCATCCTTTGCCATTTAGATTCACCTCCCTTCAATCCGTCGGTGGTGTGTTTGCGTACCCGCATTGTATCAAATCCACGCGCCTCGTGTGCGAGTCCCTGATTAACAGTTATTAAACCTTTGCTCTCGTGTCTCAGGCCTGTGGGTACAGCTTGATGGCCAGTGTTAAAGGTTTGTACGAGGTTCATCCACCGGCGCACTAGGTTGCCTCGGATGATACAATGAAGGTGATGAAAAATGATCCGAAACGCGAAGGAGGAACTCAAATGTTGGACATTCAGATTTTCGCCCATCCTGATCCCACCACGAGCGACGACGGACGTTACCTGGTCCTCGTCCACGAATGGCGCGATGGTCTTCGTCACGCCACATGGTGGGAGACCTTCTCAAACGTCGATGAGGCCTATGCATCGGCCGCATCCTACGTTTCCGAACAGGACTGATCTGGGGAACCCAAGCCGACAACCATAGGCCCTACGTGAGATCTCCG